CAAGTTTATTTAGCTGGCGCATCCGCATCTAGTGGTGCATCATTTAGAGGAGCTCAAACTTATGTTGGGACATCAAAATCATTTTATCTTTGGGGCGCACAACTAGAAGTTGGAGCAAGTCCAACGGCATACAATCCCACCACAGTTAAAAACCTACTAGGCTTCACAGAAGCGTTTGATAACGCAGCATGGACTAAGTCTAGTAGCTTTGTGCAGACTAATTTAGTGACATTCTCGGAAGCGTTTGATAATGCAAGTAAATGGGGTAAAGTTGGCTCAACAGTAACAGCCAATACTATTGCAGCACCTAATGGAACAACTACTGCTGATACATTAACTGCAAGCGCAGCTACTAGTTCTCATCTAACACAACAGTTAGTTACTACCTTAGCAAGTCAAGTCCATACTCATAGTATTTTTGCAAAATATAATAATGCTCAGTATATTGCTTTTGGTTTTGTAAGTGGTTCACTTGGAAATGGTTGGGCTTATGCTACTGTTGATATTCAAAACGGAACTATTACTCAAACTACAAATGGAGCTGGAGTTAGTGGTGTTTCATCCTCTATTCAGTCTGTAGGTAGTGGGTGGTATAGAATCACAATTACTGGAAACTATAGTCAAACAGATACATACCAAACAATACATATTGTTAATGTAAGTACTCCTTCTTTTAGCAGTTTTGGGCTTTATTCTTGGACTGCTACTGGAACTGAAACTGTTTACCTTTGGGGCACACAACTCGTACAAGGTGCTGTAGCAGGTGATTACCGTAGAACTGACGCAGCAGCACTCCCTGTGTTTTATCCTAATCAGAATGGTGTTGTATGCGCTGAGAAGTTGGTTGGACTAGTTGTTCCTCCTTTATCTCCAATAGGTGTATCACAAACAATAACAACAACCGTAGCTCCATATACATTTTCTATATATGCAAAAGCTGGTGAAAAAAATTGGTTTAGGTATGGACTTTTTTCTTCAAATCATACAGTTTGGTTTGATGTTCTAAATGGAGTAATTGGCACTCAACAATCAGGTGTAACAAGCGCATCAATTATAGCAGTAGGGAATGGTTGGTATAGGTGTAGTGTCACAGTAACTATGGCTGCTGGCTCTTATGCTCTACCATTGCGTACAGCAGATTCTAATGGCTCAACAGGCGATGTAGGCGATGGCACTTCAGGCATCTACATCTTCGGTGCGCAACTATCAGACTCAGCATCACTAGACCCATATGTATTAAACGCAGCAGCAGCTCCTACAGCAGCAGCCTACTATGGTCCAAGATTTGACTACGACCCTGTAACGCTACAGCCTAAGGGTTTGTTGATTGAGGAGCAGAGGACTAATCTGTTGCAATCAACAACAGCATTTAATAATGCAGTTTACGGTTGGTATAATAATAGTGGATTCTATTCTACAGTTACTTTAAATGATACTACAGGGGTAGATGGCGCTTTATCAGCAGCAAAACTTGCAGCAACAGCTACTTCAGGTAACTTTTTACGCAATCAATCATCAGGGCAATCAAATAACACGGTAGATACATTAAGTGTTTACATGAAAAAAGGTAACATTAATTTTGGAGTATTACGCAATTTAGCCATAACTGGTTCACCTTACGCATGGTTTAATTTAAATAATGGAACTGTTGGGACTGTTCAAGCAGGATTAACTGCTACTATAACTAATGCAGGGAATGGTTGGTATCGTTGCTCTATTACAGGAACAACTCTTGCAAGTATTGTTAATAATTTTATTGATATAGTTCCAGCAGCAACAGATAATTCTCAAACAGTAGCTATTGGTGATTATATTTATATTGATAGACCACAACTTGAAAATGGAGCTTTTCCAACTTCGCACATCCCCACCGTAGCAAGCCAAGTAACTAGAACTGCTGATAATGCTACGATAGTAGGTAGTAATTTCTATAGTTGGTATAATCAGAATGAGGGGACTATTTATTCTGAAACAGTAGATGGTATGACAGCTACTTCTTCTGCTAGGGGGATATGGTCAATTGATGATGGAACAACATCAAATCGGCTTGATTTACGTAGACAAACTTCAACAGACATTCAGAATTTTATTACTGTTAATGGTATAACTCAAGCAAATCTATCTTATGGATATACAGCAATTAATGGTATTAGTTTTAAAAATGCTACTTCTTACAAGTTTAATGATATTGCTGGTAGTTTAAATGGTGGAACAATTCAAGCAGATGCAAGCGCATTAATTCCATTAGTTTCAGGATTTCGTATTGGGGTATTGCAAGCATCATCTGTATATTTAAGTGGCTCTATTAAAAAACTAGCTTATTACAACACACGCTTACCAAACTCAACATTACAGAGCATAACATCATGACAGATATAGAATACATACCACCTGTAGCAGAGAATGTTGAAACAGACTACTACTTAAAGTTTGCTAGTGAAGAAGAAGCTAACAATGTTCTCAATCCTGAAGTGACTACAATCACAACTAGCTATGACGAAGAAGGCAATGCTACTGATACCGTCACTACTGAGCGCAGTCCGTTAGAGGGCTACTCAATAGACACCATTGGTGTAATCTACAAACCTACTGGTCTTACGGATGCAGAGGGTAATCCTATAATGGTTGACTTAGAAGGATGGCACGTCAATCTTAGGGGTGCTATGACTGACGCATTTGATGCTTACAAAGTTGTACCAACAGTTCCATACAGAGTGTTTGCGTAAGTAAAATTTTTAATAAGAGAGTTTAAATGTCAGAGCCTATAGACCCAGTAGAATACGGTAAACTTATCTCCAAGGTGGAATCCCTTGAGAAGAAGATAGACAAGATGGAAAATGCACTAGATGAACTACTTGCCTTAGCCAATAAGGGTCGTGGTGGATTTTGGATGGGTATGATGATTGCTTCTCTTGTAGGGGCAGTTATCTCTTATATCTCTCGTGCTTTTGTAGGACACTAGATGCAACTGACACCTCACTTCTCTCTTGCTGAACTTACTACTACTAAACAAAAGATAGATAATACTCCATCTAAAGAAATAGTAGAAGTGTTACGCACAACTGCTTTCTATATGGAGAAAGTAAGGGAAATATTAGGTAATGTGGCTATCACTATTAATAGTGGCTACCGTAGTCCTGATGTCAATCGTGCAGTGGGTGGCACTAGCAACTCGTCACATACCTATGGTTATGCTGTGGATTTCACGGCTTATGGGCACACCCCACTTACCATATGTAATATCCTTGCTAAAAGTAATCTAAAATTTGACCAATTAATATATGAAAAAACTTGGGTTCATATTTCGTTTGACCCTCGTATGCGTGGGAATATCCTTACATTAAAAGGCAAAGGTAAATATACAAAGGGGATTGTATGAAGAAGTGGTACAAGTCCAAAACCTTATGGTTTAATATCCTTGTTGCAATGGGTACAGCAGTTGAGGCATCTTTAACCCTTGTTCAGGGGTATTTTGACCCTAGGGTATTCTTAGCATTAATAGGTTTAACTGCTGGTGTGAATGTAATGTTACGGTTTATAACAACTACGGCAGTGTCTAAATGATTCCATTAAATATTAAATCTATAGTTATAGGTGTAGTATTATTAATTACATTCCTTGCTGGTTGGACAACTAATGGCTGGCGACATGATGCTAATTTAAAGAAAGCTTTACAAAAAACCATACAATTACAAAAAGTGTATGATGATTATGCTAGGGAAGTTGCAAGTAAGTTTCAACAGCAACAAGCAGAACAAGTAATTGTATATCGTGATTTAAAAAGGAAGGTGTCAGATGTTACGGATGATAGGATTTGTTTTGCTGATGGTAATGCTCTCAGCGTGTGGAACGCAGCCCTTGCAGGTGTGCCCAACACCCCCACAGGAACTACTAAAGCGTCCACCAGCACCAATACAGTTACAGATGAGCAAGTCCTTACCAACGCAGTAGAAAACTTTGAGCAAGCCAAAGCAATACGTGACCAGTTAAATGCTTTAATAGATTGGTACGAAACTAACCAAGAGAGGAAATAATTATGCCAATGGTCGGAAAAAAGAAATTCCCGTATACAAAAACAGGTAAAGAAGAAGCCGAAATGTATGCTAAGAAAACAGGTATGAAAAAGAAAACCCCTAAAAAGAAAGTAAAAAGCAATGCCTATTAAAAAAGGACAAGAAACTTTTGCTGGGTATAATAAACCTAAACGCACACCCAACCATCCCACTAAATCTCATGCTGTTTTAGCAAAAGATGGTGATAAAGAGAAGTTGATTCGTTTTGGTCAACAAGGGGTGTCAGGTGCTGGGTCTAATCCTACCACTGCTGCTGATAAAGCTAGACAAAAGTCATTTAAGGCTCGTCATGCAGACAACATTGCTAAGGGTAAGATGAGTGCGGCATATTGGGCTGACAAGGTAAAGTGGTAAGAAATAGGTTGACAAATTATACCTATTGTGATATAATTGTATTATAATTAAAGGATTTTAAATTGACATACTTAGAATGTGTAAATAAAGTTTTAAGACGACTTCGTGAGAACGAGGTTACAACTGTCAATGAAACCCCTTACTCCAAACTTATTGGTGATTTAGTCAATGTTGTTAAGACAGAGATAGAAGATTCTTGGACTTGGTCTGCTCTCCGCACATCAATCCCTGTAACTACTTCTAATAATGTATATAATTATACCCTAACTGGTTCAGGCACTAAGCTTAAAGTGCTTGATGTAACTAATGATACAGAAGAATGGTTTATTGAAAACCAAACTAGTCATTGGTTTACTGAGCAATTTTTAGTAAATAATGTACAAACAAGTGCACCAAGCTATTATAACTTTAATGGTGTAGATAGTAATGGTGACACTAAGGTAGATTTCTATCCTATACCTGATGGTGTATATAATATCACTGTCAAGTGTGTAATCCCTCAAGCTGAATTAACAGCAGATTCTACTCGTATATTAATCCCTGCTAACCTTTTAGTAGAGGGTGCATTATCTCGTGCTATTAGTGAGCGTGGTGATGATGGTGGTTATATTGAGCAAGAACAACGCTATCGTAGTTTAGCTGCAGACTTAATTGCTGTAGAAGCTGGTCACCGTTTTTCTGAAACTATTTGGATGCCTGTTTAATGGCAGGGCAATTAAAAGCCCTTAGCAATGCGGCACTTGGCTTTCTTGGGTTAAACACTCAAGAGAGTGGTGTTACATTAGAGAGTGGATATGCGACAAAAGCCACTAACTGCATAATTGATAAGTTTGGTCGTTTAGGTAGCCGCAGGGGTTGGGCACCAGTTACTACAAGTAGAGGGACACTAGGTTCTACTACTTATTTAGAAGCCCTATTTGAGTTTATAGATGTAGATTTAACACCTACTATCCTCTCTTGTGGTGGTGGTAAAATGTATAGTGGTTCAACTACTCTTACAGAACTCCCAGTTAAACAAGCAGACCAAACAACTAACCTTACAATTACTTTTGTTGGTAATAGATGGCAATTCTCACAACTAGCAGAGGGTGCTGGTTTTGGTAATAGTATGTATGGGTTTGCTGCTCAAAAGAGTAATCCACTTCTTGTATATCGTAAGGCTAATCATACAGGTGCTTATATTTGGCAACGAGTAGGGGATTATGGTTCTAAACCTTCAGGTGTAACTAACTTTGACCCTGATTGCACTCACACTGCATTTGGTCGTAATTGGGTGGCAGGTGTAACGAGTGCTAAGACAACAATTTACTATAGTCAGTTATTAGATGGTGCTTTATTTTCAGGTACAGGTTCAGGTTTAATTGATATTGAATCTGTTGTTGGTAGTAGTGATGAGATTACAGGTATATCCTCACACAACAATTTCCTTATTATATTCTGTCGCAATAATATTGTTATATACAATTCACCTGAAGACCCAACTAATATTACTCTTGCAGATGTAATTACAGGGGTTGGATGTATTGCTCGTGACACCATACAACAAACAGGTACAGATTTAATATTCTTGTCTAATAGCGGTTTGCGTAGCTTTAACCGAGTGACACAAGATAAGAGTATGCCAATGCGTGACTTGTCTATGAATGTCCGTGATGACTTAGTTAATTATGTTGCAGGTGAATCTTTAACAGAAATTAAGAGTGTATATTTTGAGAGGGATGCTTTCTACCTCCTTGTACTTCCTTCATTACAACAATCCTTTTATTTTGATTTACGTCAGACATTACCAAATGGGGCGGCTCGTGTAACAACTTGGGCTGAGTTTATACCTAAAGCTCTTTGTAAGACAAGGGATAGAAACCTATTGTTAGGTATGGCTGGAGGTGTTGGTAGATATTTTGGATATACAGATAATGGTAGTTCCTATCGTTTAGAGTATTTTACTTCTAATATTGATGCTGGTGAACCATTCACTCTTAAATTCCTTAAGAAAGCAAGTATGGTACTTATTGCTTCAGGTAGTCAAGATGTTATTTTTAAATATGGTTTTGAATATAAGAATGTATACTCAAGTAGAACATATACAAAAAACTTTACTGGTGGTGATGCTGAGTATAATATCTCTGAATACAACATAGGTGAATATACATCAGGTACTGCAATTAATGATATTACAATGAACCTAGGTGGCTCAGGTAAAATATTACAATTTGGTGTAGAGATACCTATTGAAGGTGCTCCAGTTAGTTTACAACAACTAACAATCTATTTGAAAACAGGGAAGATGTTATAATGTCAAACTATGTGAAAGCAACAAACTTCCTTACTAAGGATGCTTTACTTACAGGCAACCCTGCTAAGATTATTAAGGGTTCTGAAATAGATGACGAGTATAATGCTATTGCTACTGCTATTGCTAGTAAAGCAGATACTACTTCTCCTACATTCACAGGGACCCCAATAGCCCCAACTGCTGTTGCAGGTAGTAATACTACTCAACTAGCTACAGCTGCTTTTGTAACAAATGCCTTACAAATAATATATCCAGTAGGTTCAGTTTATACATCAACAGCTTCTACTAATCCAAACACTTTATTTGGTTTTGGTACATGGACTGCATTTGGAGCAGGTAGGGTTCTAGTAGGTAATGGGGGTGGTTTTAGTGCAGGTGCTACAGGTGGTAGTGCTGATGCTGTTGTTGTAAGCCACACTCATGCTATTACAGATGCAGGGCACACACACAACTATGTAAAAACAACACGCCAAGGGGCTGCTGGTCCATTAGAGAATGGTGGTGAGTGGGATGCTGTACAAACTACAGTTGCTTCTGTTTCTGCTACTACTGGTATCACTATTAATACTGCTGGTGTATCAGGCACTAATGCTAACCTTCAACCATATGTTGTAGTATATATGTGGCAACGTACTGCCTAATTAAATACAAAGGTAAAATATAATGGCAAGTTACATAAAAGCTACAAACTTCTTTGCAAAGGATGCCTTGATTTCAGGCGACCCTGATAAGCTAATTAGAGGTAGTGAGATAGACACTGAGTTTAATTCTATTGCAACTGCTGTAAATAGTAAGGCTGATATTACATCCCCTACTTTTACTGGTATCCCTCTAGCTCCGACTGCCCTTGCTGGAACTAACACTGAGCAAATAGCAACCACTGCCTTTGTACAAGGTGTTGCTGGTGCTTTAGGTACAATGAGTTCTCAAAATGCTAATGCTGTAGCAATTACAGGGGGCACTGTTGCTGCTACCTTCACTGGGAATCTTACGGGGAATGTTACAGGTAATGTAACGGGGAATGTTACAGGTAATGTAACGGGTTCTTGTTTTGTTACTTCTCCTATATCTACTACTGTAG